GGGCGCCGCCGCAGACGATCTTCTTCGCCGTCTGCATGTGGATCAGGCCCTTGCCGCCGTGCGGGTCAATGTTGATCACCCCAACGTGGTTGGTGCGCAGCAGGGCGCGACTGGCGCGCTCAACCCGCGCGCGAGTGTTGTTCGGCTTGCGCTTGCTCATGTGGAGCCTCCAGCGTCTGCAGCAGGTCGGCGAAGGTGGCAGCGTGCTTGTCGGCTGCGCGCTTCTTGGATCGGGACTCAGCAGCGATACCCCGCACCCGGGGCGCGCTGCTTTCGTAGTCCTTGGGGATGCGCGGCGTGGCTGGCATGTGGGCGGGCAGAACGGAGACGCTGCCGCCGGCGGCCAGGTACTGCTCGACGGCCAGGCCTAGGCTGGCGCGCTGCGGCTCGCGGGCCCGGATGTCGTGTGCGAAGTCAGGGATCATGCGGACAGCTCCCCTTCAGTGCGCAGCAGGTTGTCCGCGGTGCGCCAGGCGGGCACCTTCTGGTCAGCCTTGCGGTAGTAGTGGACCCAGGCGCCGTTGGCGCGGCGCTCGGCGCGATAGGGCCAGCACTCGAAGCCCAGCATGCGGGCACGCGAAATCACTGCCGCCGGGCTACGCCCGATGATAGGTAGGGTGATCATGATGATGGTCTCGGGATGGCGCCGAGCGGCGCGGGGGAATGGGTGGAGACGCGCTGAACTGCCGAGGCAACCCAGCTCCTGGCGTTAATCACCTCGCCGCGCTTTCAGCTCAAAAGCCGCGGTCAGGTATCCAGGCAAGAATTGGCGTTTGGCCCTTTGGGCTTCGTCTCCGTGATGCAGTGCCAGCTCCTGTTGGCGCTTGCCAGCTGGCGCGACGTCCGGTCTGCTGCATCGGGGTGTGATCTGTCTTACCTGGGCGCGCTTTCCCAGGTGCTTTTGCCTACCGTCGGCGCAGATCACACCCCGATGCAGCCTGGCGAACCAGGCGATCGGCCCCGTGACGTGGGGAATACGGCCTGGCCCTCGGCGAGATGCTGGTGAACCGATGCCAGGCTGCCGGTGATGCGCTCCGCCGGCTGGCGCTCCTGGGTATCCGCCGGGACGGCCCGCCAGGTCGGGGCTAGATCAAGCTGCTACGAGTGGGATTCCCTTGTTCAACATGCTGCGGACTGAATCGACCAGCTCGGTGGGAGCGACCTCTGTCCGAGCCTTCACCGGCGGCGGCAGCAGCTTGGCAGCCTCGGGGAACAGGTCGGTCAGCTGACGCGCGCTGCGCACGCTGTTGAGGATGTCCATGGTCTTGCTGCGAAACTCGACAGCGGCCTTCATCACCTCGGCCAGTTCGATCCGGATGGCCTCGGCCGCCTTCAGCAGCTTGTCCTGCTCTCCGATCCGTTCCATCTCTCGCAGCATCGGGACGGAGCCAGCTTTGCTGACGAAGACCAGGCTGTAGTGCGTCTTGTAGTAGCGTTCCTGCTTGATGAAGTCAGCCACCTGGGCGAAGGGCTGGGAACGCAGAACAAGCTTGAAGACGGCCAGCTCTTCCGCGCCGGAGGAGTGCTCCGTCATGGCGAACTTGATGAGCCCCTTTCGGCCCGGGCCCTCCGGGCTGCAGCTGGTTGTTGCCGTGAGCAGGCCAGACTGGATCAGCTCCGGGTAGCGTGCCGGTTCCAAGGTGAGGATCTGTGCGACCTTGGTCAGATGGCGCTGCCAGAAATCGGCGTTGATTTTGTCCAGCTTCTTGCCGATCCGGGCGCCGTGCTTCTCGACTGCCTTGATGGTGAGTTCGTCGGCGACCTTGGTGCGCATTTCTTTGGACAGGCTGAAATTCGTGGTCATTGCTATCTCCTGGGTCAGGCGTAGATTTCGGGGGCTTCAGCGCGGCGCATCATCCGGACCTGGGCGGTGCGTCGCTCCGGCGCGCGGCGGTCGCGGCGCATCGGGTCTTCATCGAGTGCGGCATGGGCAACCACCAGGGCGGCCAGCATCAGGCAGAGCGGGCTGATGATCTGGCGCTTCATGGCCTCGGCCACGAGCTGTGGCGCCCGGGCGACGCCGAGCTTGAACATCGCGCTGCTGACGCGCTTCGTCACGGTCATAGGGGCGATGGCCATGTCGCGGGCCATCTCCTTGTGCGTCTGGCCGCGAGCCAGGCCGAGTACGCATTCCAACTCTCTGCGCGCCAGGCCCATGCCCAGGCGTCCTTGCCATTGCCCAACTACGATCATGGTGGTGGCCCCTACGCCACTGCGGCGTGCTGGTACTGCTGGATGAGGTCTTCGAAGCCGGCCAGGGTGCGACGGAGGTAAGCCACTACGCCTGGACTATTCGCCTCAGCGATGTGACGCCTGTACATAGCCGCCATGTCTTCTGCATGGGCCAGCATTACGGTGGTTCTAACGAATGGGTCGGAGCAGGCTTCCATCTCGCCGCGAAGCCAGGCGGCATACGGTAGTGACGACATGGAATTCTCCAGGGCTGGCCCTCGTGGGAAGGCCAGCCAGTGATGCTCAGGCAGCTTCGCTTTTCACATCCGTCGCATACGGCACGGCAGGCGACGCAGCGATGATCTGCTGAAGAATCGGCTTCCACACGCCCCACCAGGCCAGCGCTCGACTATCCATCGCACGGATAGCTGCATCATCGAACACCCACCACTCATCCAGCGTGTGTAGCTGGCAACCGATCTGCATGTGCGTCGAGGTGTATGTCACAGGCCAATAATCAGCCTGGATCGCCTTGATCTCTCTCATGTTGCCGCTGGCGCCGCTCAGGTTGGCGCCGCGCAGGTTGGCGTCGCTCAGGTTGGCGCCGCGCAGGTAGGCGCCGCGCAGGTAGGCGCCGCTCAGGTTGGCGCCGCGCAGGTTGGCGTCGCTCAGGTTGGCGCCGCGCAGGTTGGCGTCGCTCAGGTTGGCGCCGCTCAGGTTGGCGCCGCTCAGGTTGGCGTCGCTCAGGTTGGCGCCGCGCAGGTAGGCGCCGCTCAGGTTGGCGCGCTCGCCGTTCTCTTGGTCATCCAGCCAGGCCTGGTGTTTCTCGATGATCTTGGCCAGTTCTTCGTGGGTGTAGGTTTTCATGGGTAACTCCTTGTCGGTGTTCGGTTGTCTTCCCGGCTGGCCCTGACTATCCAAGGCCAGCGAGGAAAACTGCTCTGCCGGTGTTACGCGCCACCGCCGGCTGGGCGACTACTTGTTCGGGGGATCTGAGATCCCAACAGCCACCCGCGCTGGTATGCCGGTGGCTCTCCATTTCGGTGCTTTACGCTGCACACCTTGGGGGAGGCGTCCCATCTCGAGGATCTGGCTTCAAGCCCTGGGCTCCTTGATCGCTACCCGGGGCGGCCCGAGGGCTGCCTGGCAGTTGTCGCTGCCATGGACGAAATATGCACTGGTGCAATTAGGTAGTCAATGCACTGGTGCATTATTTTTTTCAGAATAATCCTTGAGGCATCGCTCCGCTTCGAATACTGTTTGTTAATACAGTATTGATGTGAATGAGGTCACGCCATGTCAAAGCCGACTATTTCCGCCCAAGAACGCCTGTCAATCCGAATCTCGAACATGATCACGTCACCCAAGGCTCAGCTGGAGCGGCGCGTGAGGGTGCACCAGCTCGATACCGATCCGGACGAGGTGTGGGAGCTGGTGTTGGAAGGTCTAGCGGAGTCGGCGGAGCTGGACGTGACCTTCGAGGACGATGGCGACGTGACGATCAGGTGGGAGCCCGAGTCGCGAGAGGTGACGGACGAGGGCGCGACGAGCGTGGAGCAGATCGACGGCTGACCCGCTGAATGGGAAGGACCAGGCCGCCGCGCGCAGTATCATGGCGCCCGCATCAGATCAGGAGACGACCCATGTCCTACAACCTCGCCATGCTGCCCATCGACGAGCGCCGCGCCATCGAGGACCACAAGGCCGAGCTATTCGCCTACTGGCAGGAGAACAAGGACCGAGCGAACGGTGACGCGGCGCGGATCTTCGGAGCAAAGGAGAAGAAAGGGAAGGCGCAGACCGAACGGGAGTTAGCGGCACTGGAACCTAGGCAGTACCAGGGCATGGTGCGGGCCGAGATCAATCGGTTGCAGAGCGGGAAGCCACGGGAGTAGGGCACAAAAAGCCCGCGAGGTGGCGGGCTTTGACCGGAGCCTAGAATGGAGCGCTCATGTCAGGGAATAGGTTGTGCTGGTGCAGCCAGTCATTCGCGATGTCTGCGATCGCTCGCAAATCGTCATAGTCATGGGCGTGCGTGTGAGCCTCATCTTCGACATACGCTATCAACAGGGCTCTCCCGCAAGATGCGCGAGCGTAGATGAGCCACCGGTCCGATGTCCGGCCTTCCATCCAGTCTATTCGAGCAGAAGGCGTTCTCTTGAGCGGGATGATGTGCACATGCCGGAGGTTGACGTCCGTTACGACGCTTCCCTTTGGCTTATGGTAGGGAACATCCTTGCCAGCCCAGTCATGGCGCCTGTTCTGGTAGTAACGGGTGAACATTGAGATCAGGCCCTTGGCGACCTCAACATCATCGGCATCGTCTACGTCAAAGGAGTCCCAGAAGGACGGACTGATTTCTGGCGCTGGCGGTGTCAATCGACTTTATGCTTCGCTTTATACGCTGCAACACGGGCAGCCCTGCCTCGAGCAGTGATCGCCTTGGACCGCTCAGTGCTCATTTTTACGATGGCATCTTCGCAGGCATGACGACGAGCATCCGAGTCAACTCGGACGGTGTTGAAAGAAGAAACTTGATTCACAAATACGAGAGAGTTCATTGCTACCTCGGCCGCTATGTGGGTCCGGTGTCCAATGCGTCATGGATATCGCGCGCTGATATCTGCCAATGAATGGACGTCCATTGATTCGGCATGTGATTCGCCTTTTGACGCACTGGAAATGTAAACCTTTCGACGTGACATGTCACGGTTGCGTTCGTGACATGTCACGTTTATTCGACGAGTGAATCGAACGGTCGATTTCGGTCTACGCATTGCGCCAGACGGTATGGCGAGTCGCTAGCGTCCCTTCTGATATCTCTTCCACAGATTCCATCAGGGACCATTCAGCTATTCCCACGCGCCGAAAGCGCTAGCGATCATCGCCATCACTGCCATTGCGGCAAGGCACCAGGCAACTGGCCTGGCGCCGTTGCGTGCCTGCCAGACATCCCTCCAGAACCTGATCGCATTCATGGGCACCTCCTGTGCCGGCAGAGTTATACGCGGTGCGCGTTCCATACCAGCAGGATGCGCCCCTTGATGTAGATGTCATCACTGGTGACGAACCGTGCGTCGTGATTCCTGTTGTCCGAAATCACCTTCAGGCGCTTTTCGTCTTCCAGCTGCAGGCGCTTGATGAACAGCATCTCGCCCTGGGTGAACAGGTAGATGCCATCTCCGGTGAACTCCTCGATGCTGACGTCGATCAGCAGCGGGTCCTTGTCCTGGATCGTGGGCTCCATTGACTGGCCCCAACCAGTGATCATCTTCAGGTGGTGCGGACTCTCGTAATCCACCCCCAGGCGCCGCAAGTGCTCCTGGCTGACCGTCACGTCGCGCAGCAGCTCGATGTAGTCGGACGGGATTTGACCGCCACCCATCGCCGCACGCACGTCGTAGTGGGGGATGCGGATCTCGTCGCCCACGGCGCCAGGCCTGGAGAAGTCGGCGGTGATCACGTTGCTGCGCTCGGGCGCCGGCGCCGGCTGATCCTCGGCTGCCGCTAATAGACGGCGCCGCTGCTCTTCGGATATTCCCTTTCCGCCCTTCGCCAGCATCTCATTGACAAGGTCGGCGAGCTTCCGTGCTTTCTCTTCCGGTGCTGCTTCGGCATCGCCTGGCAGGGGGAAGTGGCCGCGAAGCTGGTCGGTGGTGATGCCGAAGAAGTCCGCCAGCGGCTTAACCTGCTTGTCGCTCGGTTCCTTGATTCCCTTGGAAATATCCTTCGGCCCAAGAATCCGCGAGATCGTGGGTTGCTTGACCCCCGTTCTGCGTGACAGCTCAGCCTGGTTTAGGCCGCGCTGATCCATGAGCTGGCGGAGGATTTTGTCGATGGTTTTATGCATGGATGCAATGCTGTCCTTAGCTGGTGCATAACTCAATAGGAGAGTGCATTGACGTTTATGCACTAGTGCATGATCATGTGCATACCGATCCAGGAGTAAGCCATGAGCGCTACTGACCTCTCCCAAAAATTGGATGCGTTGTTCGACGCCGGGCTGACCTACAAGGCCATTGCCAAGCGCGCTGGCTGCGACATCTCGACGATCTTCCGCATTCGCTCGAAGCAGATCACCAACCCCAGCTACTCGGTGGGCGTGGCTATCGACTCGCTGTATGCGGAGTGCGTGAAGCGCGCTCGGAAAGCTGCGCGGCTGGCGTCCTGACCATGGAACCCATTATCCGCGTCGTGGCCTTGCGCCAGCAGTCATGCGCGATAGCTGTGATTCCGTCCAGTACGCGAATCGCAGGCACAAAAAAGCCCGGCTGCAACCGGGCTTCGAAGTAAAGCAAACAGGTGACCATTATGAATCGTTCCGCTGCAGATTCAAGCGGCAAGGCAGAGAGCCATGGCCGGTGACTGGATCAAGTTCGAGCTGACCACCCTGGACAAGCCCGAGGTGTGCCAGATCGCCGATGAAGCCAACATCGATTCCGACGCGGTGGTGGGCAAGCTGCTCCGCGTGTGGGGTTGGTTCGACCAGCAGACCTCAGAAGGTAACGCTCCGAGCGTTAGCAAGCGGTTACTGGATCGTCTCGTTGGCGTTACTGGCTTCTGCGATTTGATGCGCAAGGTCGGTTGGATGGTTGAGGCCGACGGCGTCATCAGCATCCCCAACTTCGAGCGCCACAACGGGAAAACCGCCAAGAACAGGCTTCTGACGGCCAAGCGCGTTGCCAACCACAAGGCCGCTAACGGCAAAGGTAACGCTCGCAGCGTTAGCGATGCGTTACCTAGAGAAGATGTAGAGAAGAGAGAGAAAGAGCAAGAGCCAAGAGCTGGCGCCGCAGCGCCGCAACACCAGGCCGAAGCCAGTCCCGATGCCGAGCAGGCCAAGACCAGGGCCTGCCGCCTGCCGAAGGACTGGTCGCTTCCTGAAGACTGGTCGGCCTGGGCTCTCACCGAGCGCCCCGAGTTCACCGAGCAGCAGGTTCGTGCCATCGGCGCCAACTTCGCTGACTTCTGGCACGCCAAGGCCGGGAAGGACGCCTGCAAGCTCGACTGGCTCGCCACCTGGCGGAACTGGATCCGCAACCAGAAGGCCCAGGGCGGCAACGTCCGCCAGCTGCCCAGCCGCCACGTCGGCCTGAACGACCAAGACTATTCCCGCGATCTGGAGGCCAACGGCGATGGCACCTACCGGTTTTAACTCGCTGCTCGAACGCACCCAGCGCCTGGCAGGCATCGTCGGCCAGGAACAAGCCAACTGTGATCGCCATGGCGACTACGAGGCCCAGGTCTTCCGCGATGAGCGCCGCTCTGGCTGCCCGGCATGTGCCGAGGAAGCCCGCGAGAAGCGTGAGGCGGAGGAGTGGGCCGCCCAGCGCCGCCAGGGTGCCGTGGCCAAGCTGGAGCGCCGCCTGGGCAGCGCGATGATCCCGCCGCGCTTCACGGGAAAGACCTTCGAGAGCTACCGCGCCGAGACGGCCGAGCAGAAGAAGGCCCTGGCCTCCTGCCGCCGCTACGCCGAGCAGTTCACCGAGAACGCCCAGGGCGGCCGCTGCATGTTGCTGCTGGGCAAGACCGGCACTGGCAAGACCCACCTGGCCGCTGCCGTCGCCCAGCACGTCATCCGTGAGCACGGCGCCACCGCGATCTACACCACCGTCAGCCGCATCTGCCAGCACATCAAGGGCAGCTTCGGCAGCGCCTCAGGCTACACCGAGGCCCAGGCCATCGAGCTGTTCGCCCAGGCCGACCTGCTGGTTATCGATGAGGTGGGTGCCAGCCGTGACAACGATTTCGAGCGCATGAGCATCTTCGAGGTGGTGAACAAGCGCTACGAGGAGATGAAGCCGACCGTCCTGGTCTCGAACCTCTCCGCCGCCAAGTTCGAAGCGAGCGTCGGCGACCGCACTGCTGACCGGCTACGCGAGGGCGGCGGGTTCGTCCTGCTGTTCGAGTGGGAAAGCGCCCGCCGAGGTGCCGCATGAAGGCCTGCTGGTTCGTTCTGCTCCCAGGCAGACCACCGTTTGCGATGGTCGGCGCCCAAATCAACCGCGACGAGGCCCTGGCCTGCGCTCGCATCATCTGGCCGGAGGCCGACGTAGCATGAATCACAACTTCAAGCCGGGTGATCTGGCAATCCTCCTGACAGATGTTGGCCCTTTGGTTTCAGGGGCGGTAGTGACTCTGGTTCGCCTGGTACCCGCTGGCTACCGCTTCGAAGCATTGATCAGCAACGTCAGCAAAGGCGAGACAGTTCTTGAGCGCGCCATGTGGAGGCTGGGCCATCAAGACATTCCTCGGGGTGAAGGCGCTATGGCGCCTGAGTCCAAGCTGATGCCCTTGCGCGGCGACTTCGCCCCTGATCGCCAGCAGGACCATCAGCAGCCGCAGAGCAAATACGAGTTGCTCGACGACTTGGAGGCGGGAATGGACGTGCGAGGGCTACCCGTATGATGTTCACCCAGGAGGAATACGACGACGCCCGCCGCCTGGCCTATGACCAGGGCTTTCGACGCGGCAATGGCATGAATGGCATGGGCCCCAACGTCCAGCACACCGAGGCCTACATCCACGACCGTGAGCAGCAGCTGGACCGGCCGGCGAAGCGTGAGCGCAAAGCGCCGGCACCGCGCCTCCCGTTCGGCGACATGCTAGGCGACATCCAGGGCCGGGAGGATCAGGCAAATGGCTGAGGCCCTGTGGAATACCTACTTCGTCGGTGCGCTGCTCACTGCCATCTCCTCGTGGAACCACGTTCGATTCTGCCAGCGCGTTCTCTTGTGGCCCGCCTACTGGATATACCTGCTGGTGATCCTGGTCGAGTTGGCCCTGGCCGAGGAGAAGCGCCGTGGCTAATCGTGCCCAATCCAAGAAGCTCCGAGACAGCGCCCGCGGCCAGGAATGCACCCTGCGCATCCCCGGTACCTGTAATTTCAATCCCGAGACGACGGTGCTGGCGCACATCGCCTGCGGACAGAAGGGCATGGGCTTGAAGAGCCCGGACAACATGGCCGTGTTCGCCTGCAGCTGCTGCCACGACCTGCTTGATGGCCGGCGCCAGGGCGGCGTCGATCCCAAGGACGTGATACGGGCCCTGGGCGAGACCCAGGCGATCTGGATCCGCGACGGTCTGATGACCCTCAAGGGGGTTGCATGACCGGCGCCCTCAAGCCCTGGGCCGCCCCGCGCGAGGTCCGCGCCCGCAAGAAGAAGCCTGTCGACTGGGAAGGCAAGGAGCAGGCCGCCCTTTTCAGGTGGATCGACCTCCAGTACCCGAAGGACTCGAAACTCATCTACCACGTCCCCAATGGCGGCGACCGCCACATGCTGACGGCGAAGAAGCTCAAGGCTCAGGGCGTCCGGGCGGGTATGCCTGACATCAACATCGACATCCCCCGTGGCGGCTGGCACGGGATGCGGATCGAGTTCAAGGCAACTCCACCGCGCGATGCGGACGTGGCGGCGAATCAGGAGGCCACCCTGCAGCTGCTGAACGCCCAGGGCTACCTGGCAATCGTGTGCCGTGGAGTGCACGACGCCGAGGAGCAAATCAGGGCCTACATGCGCCTTCCCAAGACGGAGGTCAGTCAATGAACCACCCAGCACAAGACCTTGCCGGTCTGGCCCGGCAGATCCTCGGCCACTCGCTGGTCGTCTTCTTCAGCCATCACGATGAAGCCTGCCAGGCGGCACCAGATAACGCCCGCGAGCTGATCGCCGAGATTGATGCCTTGGCCGCCCGGCGCCTGGCCGCTGCCAGCGACGATGATCTGCGCCGCCGGAAGATGGTGCTGCAGGACGTCTACACGAACGCCGCCAGCCGGGCGCACGCCTGCCGGGGCTATCACGCCGCCCGGCGTCCAGGCTCTCGCGCCAGTCGAATCTGGAAGGACAAATCGAGCGTCAACCTGGCAGGCCAGCAGAAGGCCGAGCAGGAGAAGTCCAGGGCCATAGGCGAGATGGAGATCATCCAGCGCGAGATCGACCGGAGGGCCAATGCGCAAGCAGCACGGGCCTGACCTCACCCGGAAGGCGAAGCCGATTTCGCGTTGCGTGACATGTCACGGGCGCGGCGTCACCAAGGGCCTGTTCTACGAGATGGAGTGCGACACCTGCGCCGGTACCGGCTGGGTCGACCACTCCACTGGCCAGGCCATTCCCGCCGAGGACCTCGTCTTTACCCTGAGTCACCGCCTGCGGCATCTGGAACAGCAGCTCGCCACCCTGCAGCGGAAGCAGACCTCTAGCTACCCCGAAAACAACCGCCGTGGCCCCGGCTGCTCGCATTACACCGGAGACTAACCCATGAGTTATTACCGCGACACCCTCAGTGCAGTCGTCCGATGCCTATCCGCCGAGACCATCGACAACACGAGCAAGCAGGCCTGGCAGAAGCTTTACGACGCCGGCTATCCGGAGCTTCGCACTGGCAGCGGCCTGAGCCCCCAGGAGCAGCGCGATATGGACTGCCTGCTGCACGCCCGCCTGCATCGCCAGCTTTCAGCTCTGGACTGGGCCGTGCTGGTGGCCAAGTACAGCACCCACAAGGTGCGCAAGATCGAAGCTATCGGCTTCTTGATCCCGCGCGTCGAGTCGCCTGCACCGCGCCTGTTCGTCTCCAAGGCCGTAACCGCCTGGGCCATCCCCAAGCTGCCGGGCAAGGCCGTGTCGAATGGGCAGGAGCTGGCGAGCCGGTCAGCAAGAGAGGATGCGCAGTTCAAGGCGCTATCCACTTGGGCCGCCAAGCGATTTGCCGAAGAGAATCGCCATGTTGAGAAGATCGAACTCGAGGAGGTTAAGCGGGATGACTACGTGAAGCGCTCCACCGACATGATCGTGCTTGATGCCCGCTTCTACGACATGAATAGCTGGGACCCTGATGCGCGCCCAGAGCAGACCCGTCGCCGATGGCGTGGCGGCATCGGCAAGCGCTGCGAAGAGCTGGTGACCCAGGCGCTGCGCCGGGCCGAAGCGATCATCGAAGAGGAAGGGCTACTGGTTCACATTGCTGCTTGACGCCGGTGAGCGGTTGAGCGAACATTCTTCTATCTTGTCGATTCTGCGCGTGATGAAGATGCAGACGACTTCGAAGCCCTGGCCTAGTGCCGGGGCTTTTTGCATTAGAGGCTGCCGATGCGCATCGTCAATCGCGGAACCTTCCTGTCCATGCCAGCCGGCACAGTCTTCAGCAAGTACGAGCCTTGCGTGTTCGGCAATCTGGAGATCAAGGGCGATAGCACCGTCAACTCCCAAGGCGAATTGATCGACTTCTGGTCCCAGGACCTGGCCGGTGCACTCAAGGCCGACAGCTCTGATGCGTACCTCGACGCCTGCGATGCTGCTGAGGCCGGCCAGCGCGTTGCCATCGACCTTGATTGCCAGAGCCGGGATGGCCTGTATGAGCAAGGCCAGCTGTTCGCCGTGTGGGAGCCGGAAGACGTTCAGGTGCTGATCCAGCGGTTGCAGCGGGCAGTTATCGAAGCCCAGCCATAGCGCTGGGCTTTTCAGGGGAACGTATCCCGTCCTCGTTGGTTGGAAGGCCCAGCCCCCTGATCCAAACGCCAACTTCGTGACGACAGTAGGCAGCCCCTCAGGGGCACATGACCTTCGGGTCCGCCTGGCAACGGGCGTCAATTCTCAAGGCTCGCCTCGGCGGGCCTTTTTCGTATCTGCGCACCGGAGAGGCAGATGAACAACCTGCCGCCTATTCCTGGGCCTGGCGCTGGGCTCAGCGACTGGGTCGCATGGGCCCTGCTCGTCGTGATAGGCGCCGCCGGCTTCCTGATTCTGCAATGGCGCGAGAAGCGTGGCCCCATCACCGAGCGTCTCAACACCGCACTGGCCGATGAGCGACTGGCGCACAAGGACACCAAGGCTGAGCTGGTCGAGACCCAGCGACAACTGGAAGAGTCCCGCCAGCAGAACAACGCACTGATCCGCGAGTTCGCCGACATCAAGGCAACGAATGCCAAGATGGAACTGCAGATCGCCTACCTCACGGAAGAGATCGCCGAACTCAAGGTCGAGCTCCTCAAGAGGAACACCGCATGACTGAGCAAGAGCTGTCCCGCCAGAAGGGCAAGACACGGCGCTGGCTCGACAACCACGGCAGCTGGGTACTGCTGATCGCCGTTGCGATCGCCGCCTGGATGGCCGGCAGCAAGCACAGCGCTGTCACCACCGCCGACACCGTGAAGATCCTCACCGATTCGTTCGAGCGGCAGGATGCGCTGCGTGTGTCGCGCATCAAGGAGCTGCTGGACGTGAACCAGCGCCTGATGCTGCAGGTGGGGCCCAGGGTGGAGAAGGCTGCGGCCCGGGCCGAGGAGGCCGCGACCAAGGCCACCAAGGCGGTTGAGGTGGCCGGCAAGGCGCAGGAGCAGGTGAAGCCATGACCGAGCATCAGGAGCTGATCGCAGCACTGGCCCGCCAGACCCAGGCGATGCTGGAGCTGGCCGAGAGCAACAGGCTGTTGGCCGAGAGCAACCGCGAGATGGTGGACTACCTGGCCGACCAGCAGGGCGAGGACGCCGGTGACGAGGCGCCACGCCGTGACCTGGCGGGCAGGCCCATCTGATGGGCAAGCTCCGGATGCTCAAGCCCAAGACCAAAACGCTCAAGGAGCGGACGGCAACCGTAGCGCCTGGCTCCTGGCGTACCTCCTCGCAGACGTCATCCCAGCGCGGGTACGGCTACAAATGGCAGCAGGCTCGCCTGGTACACCTGCAGCAGCATCCGCTCTGCATCTACTGCGAGCGTGCTGGCCGAGTCACTGAGGCCACCGTGGTCGACCACGTCATCCCTCACCGAGGCAACGAGACGCTGTTCTGGGATCGCAGCAACTGGCAGTCCCTCTGCAAGCCCTGCCACGACAGCACGAAACGTCGCGAGGAGCTGCTGGCCGTCGACCTGTAGGGGGTAGGCGGGTCCAAAGTCTGGAGCCTGAGCGCTTCTAGACCCCGCCCCCTCGCATTCGCAGATTTTTTTCCCGTTTCAGGAAAAAGTTAAATGGCATTAACCGAGAAGAAGCGGCGGTTTGCTGACGCGCTCCTCTCGGGGGCCAGCAACAAAAAGGCCGCAATCGACGCTGGCTATAGCGAGAAAACCGCGCCCCAGGCCGGTTCTAAGCTGGCAAAGGATCCCGACATCGTCGCCTACGTGGCGCGGCGGAAGCAGTTCGACGAGGCCAAGGCTGAAGTTAAAGCCGAGACCGAAAAAGTTAACTCCGAGCGCGTGGCTGACACCGAGGCGAGCGGTAACGATCCCATCGCCTTCCTTGAGCGGATGATGGCGAACGAGCTTGAGGACCCCAAGCTACGCATCGATGCGGCCAAGGCCCTGCTGCCCTACAAGCACGCCAAGAAAGGCGAGCTCGGCAAGAAGGAGCAGGCGAAGGAGAAGGCCGGTCAGGCCGCGGGCGGGAAGTTCGGCCCGCGCCAGCCGCCGCAGCTCAAGGCGGTGCCAGGCGGTAGGCCGTGAAGTGGTCAACCGCGTGCCCCGACTGGGAGCGCCGGATCGTCGCGCGCGAGTCGCTAATTCCCCAGGGGCCTCTCTTCCCGGACCAGGCCGCCGAGGCGCTGGAGGTGTTCGGCCAGCTGCGTATGGTGGATGCCACCGGCAGCCCGCTGATGTGCGAGACCGTCCGACCCTGGGTGAACGAGTTCGTCGCCGCCATCTTTGGCGCCTACGATGCCGAGACCGGGCGCCGGATGATCACCGAGTTCCTACTGCTGATCAGCAAGAAGAACGGCAAGTCGACCATCGCCGCCGGCATCATGCTGACGGCGCTGATCCTCAACTGGCGGCCATCCGGCGAGTTCGTGATCATCGCGCCGACGAAGGAGATCGCCGACAACAGCTACATCCCGATCCGCGACATGGTCGGCGCCGACGAAGAGCTGAAAGAGCTCATCCAGGTGCAGAACCACATCCGGACCGTGACCCACCGCGTCACTGGCGCCACGCTCAAGGTCGTGGCGGCCGACAGCGAGACCGTGTCGGGCAAGAAGGCCATCGGCGTCTTCATCGACGAACTCTGGGTATTCGGCAAGCGCAACAATGCCGAGGCGATGCTGCGGGAAGCCACCGGCGGCCTGGCGTCGCGCCCCGAGGGTTTCATCATCTGGGCAACCACTCAGTCGGACGACCCGCCCGCGGGTGTCTTCCGGCAGAAGCTGCTCTACGCCCGCCAGGTGCGGGACGGCAAGATCGACGACAAGTCCTTCCTGCCGGTGCTCTACGAATTTCCCAAGGCCATGCTCGACGCCGGCGCCCACCGGGACGCCGCGAACGCCTACGTGACCAACCCCAACCTGGGGCTTTCGGTTGATGTGGCCTTCATCGAGCGCGGGTACGCCCAGGCCCAGATGGACGGCGAGGAGTCTTTCCGCGGCTTCCTGGCCAAGCACCTGAACGTCGAGATTGGCCTAGCGCTGCTCTCGGATCGCTGGGCCGGCGCCGACTTCTGGGAAAAGCAGTCAGTTGGCTTCTGCCAGAGCTTGGAAGACCTGATCGAGCGCTGCGAGGTGATCGACCTGGGCATCGACGGCGGCGGCCTGGACGACTTGCTCGGCTTCGCCGCGGCAGGCCGCGAGATCGGCACCCAGCGCTGGCTGGCATGGACACACGCATGGGCCCATCCCTCGGTGCTGGAGCGCCGCAAGGCTGAGGCGCCGCGCTTCCGGGACTTCGCGAAGGATGGCCACCTCACCCTGGTGGAGAACATCGGTGATGACGTGCAGGAGGTCGCCCAGCTGGCCGCCTCGGTGGAGCTGGCCGGCCTGCTGGACCAGATCGGCGTGGACCCGGCCGGAATTGGCGCTATCCGCGACGCACTGGAGGCGGCCGACATCCCGGAAGAGAAGATCGTCGGCATCTCCCAGGGCTGGAAACTCGGGGGCGCTATCAAGACCACCGAGCGCCGGCTTGCGCAGGGCGCGCTGGTGCACGGCGGGCAGCCGATGATGGCCTGGTGCTGCGGCAATGCCAGGGTGGAGCCGCGTGGCAACTCGATCCTGATCACCAAGCAGGCCAGCGGCTCGGCCAAGATCGACCCGCTCATGGCGCTGTTCAACGCGGTATCGCTGATTTCGCTCAATCCGGAGGCCCTGGGCGGCAGCTCCGACTTCTTCGACAACCCGATCATGGTAGGACTCTGATGGCGCGCAACAAGAAACCAGGCCGGGTGAAGTCCGCGCTGCTGGACTGGCTAGGCGTGCCCATCAGCCTGCGAGACGGGGCGTTCTGGAAGGAGCTGGACGGTACCTCTGCCAGCGGCAAGCGGGTCACGGTCGACAAGGCCTTGCAGCTTTCGGCGGTCTGGGCGTGTGTCCGGTTGCTGTCTGAATCGGTCTCGACGTTGCCGCTGCGCCTCTACGAGCGCCGCGATGATGGCTCTCGGGTACCGGCGACAGAGCATCCGTTCTACCGGCTACTCACGGTCAGCCCAAATGCCGAGATGACTCCAGCGCGTTTCATCCTGATGATCGTGGCCAGCATCGCGCTGCGCGGCAACGCCTTCGTCGAGAAGAAGCGCGTCGGGACCCGCATCGTCGCCCTGGTGCCGCTCCTACCACAATGCATGGTTGTGAAGCGTCTGGACACGGGCCGGCTGGAGTACACCTACACCGAGAACGGCCAGCAGCGGGTCATTGGCGAGAAGGACCTGATGCACATCCGCGGCTTCGGCCTGGACGGAGTGTGCGGCCTGTTGCCGGTGAACACCGGGCGCGACATCTTCGGCGCCGCCATGTCGGCTGACGAGGCCGCAGCCAAGGTCTTCGCCCAGGGCATGCAGGCCTCCGGCATCCTGAGCAGCGACACCAAGCTGACCGACGTTCAGCGCGAGCAATTGCGCAAGAATCTCACCAACTTCATGGGGTCGACCAACTCCGGCAAGATCCTGGTGGCCGAGGCCGGGCTGAAGTACCAGGGGATCACCATGAACCCCGAAGCGGCCCAGATGCTGGAGACTCGCAACTTCGCCATCGAGGAGATCTGCCGCTGGTTCCGAGTGCCGCCCTTCATGGTAGGCCACATGGACAAGCAGTCATCCTGGGCGTCGAGCGTCGAGGGTATGAACCTGCAATGGCTCACCAACGGCTTGCGCCCCTTGCTGGAGAACATCGAGCAGGAGATCAGCCGATGCCTGCTGGACAACGACGGTCGCTACTTCGCCGAGTTCTCGGTGGAGGGCCTGCTGCGCGCCGATAGCGCCGGCCGGGCCAGCTACTACACCACGGGCCTGCAGAACGGCTGGATGAGCCGCAATGAGGTCCGGCGCCTGGAGAACCTGCCGCCCATCCCCGGCGGCGACGTCTATACCGTCCAGTCCAACCTGCTTCCGATTGACCAGCTAGGCCAGGCCCAGGACGGCGAGCAAGCCCGCTCGGCGCTGGCCGCCTGGCTGTTCCCCGCCGCATCGCAAGAACAGAAACCGGAGTAACCCATGACCCTCAAGACCATTCCGGCAGCGCCGGAGGCCCGGCCGCGCGCGCAGATCCAGTGCGACCTGATGCCCCTGGCCCTGGAGCGCTGGAACCCGGCGATCAAGGC